TTCCAAAATAATGGCGCGATTAAAGGGATAGATCTCTAATGACAGTATATTTAGGAACCCACGGAGAAATTGAGCTGAAGCGTATCTTTAACGCAGGACTATTGCTCTCAGAAATTACCGCTTCCGACGTCAACGCAACAGAAAAGCGGTTCAGCTTTGATTTCGAGCATGGTCAGCTTGTGACTGGTGACCAAATCGAAATTGCAAGCACAAGTGGTGTCGCTCTTAGTTTTATCGATAGTTACACAGACACCAGCATTAAAAAATTTGTTCATGTTGACGAGCTAGACGGCGTCAGGCTTTACGACACTTTTGCTTTAGCGGTTACTGGTGGCAAGACAAATGCCGTTGCCCTTGCCACACCAAGTGCGTCTATTGCTATCAAGGTAAGAGTTCAATCTGCAGCGTCACGTCTTTTAGCCCAAGTCAACAGCTTTGAGATTAACACTGAGCGTGAAACAGTAGACACAACTTCTTTGTCAGACGAATTCCGCTCTAGAGTTAATACTTTAATTTCCGGCTCTGGTCGAATTAGTGCTTTTTGGGAATACACGGGCGATACGGCTAATGAGCTGCCTATGTACTTGTATGAGCTAGCGCACCGAACACGGGTAGGCAGCAATTTTTCTGGCAAGTTTTACATTAAGAAGTCTGGCTATAACCCGAGCGGTGTTAGCCAGCGCGATAACGACGAAGTTTGGTGGGACGTTGAGGGAATAATCACGGCAGCAGCTATTCAGTTCTCCCCTGACAGCACTGTTCAAATCACAGCTGACTTCATCACGACTGGTGCAATCCAGATCCGCATGGATCTCACACCTGCTTTCAATGTGCTCACCGAAGCCAGCGATGAAATCGTACTAGACCAAGACGTGACTGCTAACCTTGAACTAGCAAGCGCTGAGGAGTAGGAGTCCCAACGATGGCTGACAAAAAGATTAGCGAACTCAACGCGCTTGCTGGTGCCGACGTAGCTGCTGGTGACTTGGTTGCCGTTGTAGATACGAGCGCTAGTGAGACCAAAAAGCTGACGGTCGCCAATTTAATTGAGAATGGCGTCACGTTGATCGCTGACGACAAAATTCCTGGCGCAAAGCTCTTGTTTGGGGCTGATGCTGACAGACTGCCAACAGCAGGCATTGCTGATTCTGCAATCGCCACCGCAAAAATTGCAGATAACGCGATTACGGCGGCCAAACTTGCCGACGAATCAACGGTTGATCTGGTCACAACCCTACCTGCCTCTGGAGCTTTCGTAGGACAGCTTGCTCTGGATACTGACGATAACAACTTATACGCATGGTCAGGATCAGCTTGGCTTAGCCTAAAAGCTGCCGGTTCAATCAACAGTGTTGCCGGTAGCACGGTCGGTTTGGTTGACATTACTGTCACGACCTCTGGCTCAAGCGTCACGATTGCTGCAACGCAGAATGACACTGATGCAGCCAACAAATTTTTAGCCGGTCCGACTAGTGCTGGTGGTGCAGTTGCTTACAGGGTTATTGATGGCAGCGATCTTCCTGTCGCGACAACAACCGCCAAGGGCGGTGTGGTTGTCAATGGTGAAGGTCTCCGCATGGATGCCAACACGATTGAAGTTGACAATGACGTAACAGCTAGCTCAACGCACCATGTGGTGACATATGACGCTAAGGGTCTGATTACTGGTGGCCGTGCGCTTACCGCAAGTGATTTGCCAGCTGCAACAGCAAGTGCAAAAGGAGCGATTATCCCTGGAACGGGCTTATCCGTTGATGCCAGCGGCAACCTTGATCACAGCAACACTGCAACTGCTGGAACGTTTGCCAAAGTCACGATCGACACTGAAGGGCACGTTACGGCTGGTGCAGATCTTGCCGCTAGTGATATTCCAGATTTACCTGCCAGCAAACTCACGTCCGGCACGATTGGTAGTGAGTTGATTGCTAGTGATGCAATCACGGGACCAAAGCTGGCTGATTCTTCTGTTTGCCAGTTTGGCGGTGCTGGAGCGACAAACAATGTCGTTACTTTCCCGACTGCTGATTTTAAGGGTCAGTTCTTTTTTGATGAACTCAATGAAGATCTCTATATCCATACCGGGTCAGCTTATTTGCCGATCACGATTATCAGCGGCAACCTTGTGCTTGCTGGAACGTATGACGCCAGCACAAACCTGCTGGACAGTGTGACCAGTGAAGGTAGTGCAGCTGGTTTCACCAATGGTCAGGCGTTGCCTGCTCCAGCTAGCACAAACCAAAACTATTACGTCGTTGTCTCGACTTCTGGAACGGGATCTGGTGCAGCGCCTTCAGTTGCGTTGGCACCACCGGACATGTTGTTGTCTACGGGTGCAGGCGCTGACTTCACGCTGATCGACGTTTCAAACGCTATTGCTGGTCAAACTGCTTCCAATATCAGCTTTACGGCCTCCGGCAACATTTCGGCTACTGATGTCCAAGCTGCAATTCAAGAGCTTGATAGTGAAAAGCCAGGCACTGCAAGCCCGACATTTACCGGAACGGTGCTGCTGGGCCAAAACGCTGTATTGGCGTTTGAAGGTTCTGCAGATGATGAGTATGAAACCCAGATCACAGTTGTTAATCCGACTGCTGACCGGACAATCACGGTTCCGAATATTTCTGGCACCCTGATCACTTCTGGTGATACGGGCACAGTCACCAGCACGATGATTCTGGATGGCACGATTGCCAACGCAGACATCAGTGCAAGTGCTGAGATTGCAGTTAGCAAGCTTGCGAACGGTACTGCCCGTCAACTGCTGCAGACTGATGCTGGTGGCACTGGTGTTGAGTTCACCAGTAATGTCGATGTCCCTGGAACGCTGGACGTTACGGGTGCAGCCACATTCGATAGCACCGCACGTTTTATTGGCAATGTCACAGTTGACGGCAGCATCATTTTTGAAGGTGCAACAGCTGATGATTTTGAACTTACGCTGAGTGCTGCTGATCCGACAGCTGACGTTACCGTCACGATTCCTGCAAGCACCACAACTCTTGCTGGCCTTGCTGTTGCCCAGAGCTTCACGAAAGCACAGCGTGGAACGCCTGTTGCATTGACTGATGCGGCAACGATTGCTGTTGACCTGAGCCTGGGCAATAACTTTAGTGTGACACTTGCAGGCAACCGAACATTAGGTGATCCAACAAACGCTACTGCTGGCCAATCAGGTGTGATCGTCATTACGCAGGATGGCACAGGTTCTAGGACGCTTGCATACGCAGGGTCGAAATGGAAGTTTGCCGGTGGAACGGCACCAACTTTGACTGCAGGTGTTGGCGGTGCAGTTGATGTTCTTGCCTACTATGTGGAGAGTTCCAGCCGTATTACGGTTACTTCGCTGCTGAACGTGTCATGAGTATTCCTGGAGCTGCAAGCCCGCTGTTTATTGGAGCGGCTGCTGAGGAAGGGGCGTTTCAGATTGATCGCAGCTTGCGGTTCAACAGTGCTGATTCAAGTTATCTTAGTTTTCAACCGTCATCTGCAGGTAATCGCAGGACGTGGACTTGGAGTGCATGGGTAAAAAGATCTGGCATAGGGGGAAATGACAATTTATTTAAAGTAAGTGGCTCTGCGACCAAGGCTACGCAATTTACAATTATGATTCATAACGGTAATTATGTATCTATTGATTACGGCGGTGCTTTTTATCTTCAAAGCACTAGGTTATTAAGAGATCCAAGTGCATGGATGCACCTAGTTGTTGCCGTAGACACAACAACTAGTACTGCCAATAATCGCATCCGTCTTTACATCAACGGCAGTGAAGAAACATCGTTTGCCACAAGAAATAATCCCAATCAGGACGAAGAACTAGCTATTAATACCACCTCAGCGCATACTCTCAGCACAGCAGACGCCAATGGCCTTGACGGCTATCTTGCCGAAGTAAACTTTGTTGATGGAACGGCACTTGCGCCGACTGACTTTGGTGAGTACGACGACAACAACAACTGGAACCCTAAGGATACATCTGGCTTGACTTTTGGAACCAATGGTTTCCACCTAGATTTCAGCGA